CGGGTTCTACACGCTCGATGTGCAACCATTTGTTCTCGCCCACTGGACTGGGCTGCGATGGACCCCCGGATACCCACCCGAGGTCATTGGTCTCGAAGTACGATTCGATAGCGACACTCGTAGTGCCAAGGACAGCATCGGTGCCCACTTCATGCTGCCAGAGGGAGACGAATGAATTGGTGATCGTGACCGACACCTGAAGACCGACACCGCCGCCTAGCGTTGCGTTGCTAACCGCGATCGAGTCCCCCACTAAATAATCAACACCCTCGTCTTTAATCACGAACGAGGTGACCACGCCAGCAGCAACAGTCACCGTTGCAGTCGCACCGGAACCGCTGCCGCCGGTCACCGGGAGGTAGGAGTATGTGCCGTTAGTGTAGCCCGCTCCACCACTCACCAGCGTAACAGTGGCTATACCCCCAACAGCGTTCGTCTCCCATCCCGCAGCGATAGGGAATCGGAACACTTGCGAGAAGTATCCAGCGGATCTACGCGCCCCGACAGCCGTGCCCGCGTCGTACCAGCAATTCTCGCGGACGTTGTAGATGATCGCGTCGTTGCACTCGGTGGAGTCGCCGCGAGGATAGAACCACCACACTTCGCCGAACCGAGGAACTTTGGTTACCCACACCTTCTGGCGCTGTGCGTAGTTCAAGTTGTCGAAGAAGTAGTTCTGGTTCATCGTGTTCGGAATTTCCTTCACGACACCGTTGTACAGCAAGAATCGGTCAGTGCCGATCCAGTAATAAATGCCGTCGTACTCGATAACGCATTGGGAAGACAAGATCGAAGACTGGCTCGAAACCGTGTCGTACCGCCAGAATTGCGTAACCGCAGTCGTCCCAATGTTGATCGTGGTCGGGTTGTAGCTGACCCGGATGAGCGAGTCGAGCGACCAGAAAAGACCGGACGGGGAATTCGAACCGCCGCGCACCGGGAGGCCTTGCACGATCTTACCAGTCGCCACGTTCTGCGCGTTCGCGTCAGCCGATACCCAATCGGACAAGTTACCCGAAGAGCAATTGCGCAGCAACCCGTTGTTGCCGTATACAAACACGTAAGGGTGAAGCACCACGACGCCACCCGACACGTCGATTTGGTTGTCGAACGTCACTACCGTGGCGGCACTAGTCGCAGTAGCAGCGTTCGAGATCACGACGTTCTGGTATTGGCCCAGAGTGAACACCAAACCGGTAGTAGTGCCAGCTGTCGTTACAATAGCGGAACCGCCGGAGGAAGCCGACAGCGTGAACGTCGTCGTGTAATTGGTGGCGATGATGAAATACGTGACGCCGGAAGTTAGACCAGTGGCGGTACCGGTTAAGACGCCAGTCACCCGCACCGTCTGGCCAACGAATAGACCGGCAGTAGCAGTGCAAGAGAGCTGGCCAGCTGTACCAGTCACCGCCACCGCGTTCAGCACCGGCGCTGCAAGGGTCGTGGATACCACAGTCGTATTTGCTGGGATGCCCGTGCCGGTCACCGTCTGGCCCGCGCCGATCAGTATATTGGTGGTCGCAAGCGCCATCGAAGTGGTGTTGTTGAGAACTACAGTGTCGGTAAATACACCGATCGCCGACATCGTGGTTCCGGACACAGAGCCACTCAATACGGGGGTGTTTACCGAATTGTTGATGTCGCTCAGATTCTGGCCCGGGTGCGCCAGCAGTAATGTGTCGCCGCCACCCTGTGTGTCCGTGAACACATCGAACTGGTACAGGTTATCATCATTAACGGTAAAATCGCTGAGTGTCAGGTTCGTGATGCCGGACCCCACACCGTTGTTGTCAATAGGCAGCACCTGAATACCGTTGCGGTGCCCATTGAAGACGTAATTAAAGTTGTTCTGGGGGTTTACGTAGATCCCCCGGCTAGGACCGGCCAAGTCGTTAACAACCCCCCTGTAGCCGCCCATTTTACGTGGGCGTCCGCGTTGAAATCGTACCCAACGACCATCAGCGTAGAACTGCTTGTCGAAAACCGTTCCGTCCCGTTGAACCCCCGGTTTAGTATCCAGCGCGAATACTTTTTTGGTCATCAGAATGTCCCGCCAGAAATGCCGCCGCTGAAGTAGCCAGTGCCTGTGACTTCAATGCCGTTTGAATCAACTTCAAAAATTTGAGTTCCGAGAACGGATACGCCGAAACGACCAGCACCCGGGCGGAAAATACCAGTGCTTGGCTCAAGGCCAAAACTGAGCGATGGTCCCCCAGCAGTACCACTGATCAAGCTAACAGAAACGCCACCCGGGAATGTTGTGCTGGCGTTCAGCAAGTTGGTCGCATCACAGATCAATGTTGCTTGACCCGGTGGCAAGACTGCGGGAATAGAGCCAAGCACACCCGTGGTAAATGTCAGAGTGAATGCTCCAGCGTTGCACTGGTTGGAGAGGACGTAAAAGTTAGCCACCGGGGGAACGGTGACAGTGACGTTTCCCGTCAGCGTTCCGGTGTAGATCTGGATCGTGTTGGCCGCTTCACTGGCTGTCAGGGTGTAAGTTCCAGAGACAATAGGCTTGGTCAACACGCCGAACTCAAACTGGGTGCTCACGCCGTAACCAACAGTCACATACTCAGCGCCAGTGGAGACGATAAACGCAGACTCGCTTGGCGCGAAATTCTTAGACGCGCCGCCGTCAATACTCCCGCTGGCAGGGGTCATCGTGACCGTTCCGGTTCCATTGTTCTTGAACAAGAAAAACCAGTTGTTTCCAGTTGCGGAGGCAGTGGGCAAAGTTACCGTTGTTGCACCGCCAGTCCAAACCATGGTTTTCGCCCTGTCGGTGGTCAGGAACGTGTACCCAGCCGTCACCGAAGCAAAGGGATGGCTTTGGTTCAGGGTCGCGTTGGATGCCACCAAGCCGGAGCCAGCAAGGGTTGCGGCATCAGCCGCAGATGTCCCAACACCAAAGGCGATGTTGCCCCATGTGCCTTGCTCGTCGTTGTTTTCCGTGATGTAGATGTACTTGGCCTCACCAGCGGCAATCGTGATGACGGTGTTCGTGCCAGCAAAGTCTTTGACCGTGAAGGTGTTGGCCCCCACGTTGCGGATCATGGCGTCATTGCCCACCGAGGTCTGATTTGCCGGAGGCATGAACAGAGACAGGCCAGCAGTCGTGGCCGTGACGTCCATGATCCGAGCAGCGTAGTCATCCGTGGCGTTGCCATTGATCGGCCACTCCAGTTGGGTGTTGGCCGCAATGGTGATGGAGCGGTACGAGACGTCAGTCGGCTGAATGACGTTGCCGGTAAAGGGGCTGTTGTAACTCATGAATCCACCGCTATAGCTTGACGATCAGCGACCCGGAGTTTATCTTCGGCTTTTAGCACCTCGATAATCTGGCTATACTCGGCCTTCCACATAGGAACGCGATCATCGTTTTTAAGGAAAGGCATTGCTTGCAACAGCGTGCCGTACAAAAGCGCTTGAGGCGCATAAATCGTAAACCAGTTCGTCTGATTCGACGAATCGAGTGGTTGAGCACGTTCGTAGTAAAGCACTTCGAAATTATACGCGACGTCTGGCGTCGGACCCACCAGCCAGTGCGTGTAATCGTAGTCGCAATAGAACAGTGGCTCACCCGTTTGTGCGGGGTCGGGCCAATAGTTACGAATGTATTCATATTTGCGCGACAGAATGGGCTGGCGCTTACCGCCCACGGTCACATTCATGGACACGGTCTTGTGCCACCGAGCGGGCTTGTCGATCACATTCGCGTTTGCGACCATCTGGCTCGTGTTCACGGTCAAATTGCCGAGGAACTTGATCTCCGCTGCGATCACCTGCTCGGCGAGCATGATGAAAAGAGGGATCTTGGCTATCGTCGCTGCGTCGGTACGTTCCAGATAGCTTTGGACGTCCTCGACCAGCGAGTCGTATGTCATTACCGCTGCGGTAGTCATGAATATCTCCCGAGGGTGTTCAAAGGGGTTAACGAATTATACCAGAGCTTTGCCATAGGGTCAAGACAGGAATAGGGTACGTTCAGCTTCCCGGCGCTTGACCAGTCCCGGCAGCACCTTCCCACCACCCTTGGTCCAGACCCGAAATGCGTCGGCAGCACCTTCCCAATCCCCCCGGTTGGCCTTCATTCGGATAGTGGACCGCTGGAGGTTACCTAACCCGAAGTTAAAGGATATAGAGACCAAAGCGTCGAAGCTGCCTTGACGGCTAACCACGCCGGGAACAAGTCGAAGAACACCCCGTTCAAAATCCGCGACATCAGTTCGGAATAATTCGTCGATCTCTTCTTTTGTCCAGACACGGTTGTCCTCCGGCTTTAGCGGGTACTCGCTGCGAATCATAGGGATGTCAGCCTTGGTCTTTCCCGGTGGCCGAACCATCGGTAACCTAATCTGCTCTTGGTACAGGACATGGCCGTAGCCAATCGTCCAGATGTGCGCTGGGCAAAGGTAGGGTTTGTTCCTGCACCCCTCGTAGCGGTGCATCAGGTCTTCCCCGGCTTTGCTCAGTTTCACTTCTTACTCCACTGGCGGCTACCAAACCAGAACCCGATGATGCCGCCCAGCATCGCCATCTCGTCAGAACCAAAGATCAGGTCAGAGTATTTGACGACATCATCAATGCTCTGAATCAGGCCGGGGTTTTCGAACATGTACCAAACCATGCAGAAGTTAATCAGCACCAGCTCAATCACGAAGATGTAGGTCACCGTGGGGCGCACTGTACCAACGTAGCTGGAGACCCATGTGGAGGCCTTCTC